AGGAGCAAAAAAATGTCAGAAACGCTGATGACGGAAGCCAACCAAACCAATGAAGGCGATACGCAGCAGCCAGTAGACGAATCAACTGAGCAATCAACTGAAACAACTACTGACACACAGCAGCAAACAGAATCTGCACAGGATCAACAAGATTCGGATGAATCCTCTGTTGAAAGTGAAACTAACGAATCAGAAACACCAGAAGGTGCACCTGAGAAATACGAGTTTAACGCAAAGGTGGCTGACGCACCAGAAGAACTCGACCCCGAAGTTTTAACTGCTTTCGGTGAAGTCGCTAAAGAACTTGACCTGCCACAAGATTCTGCACAAAAAGTATTAGACAAAGTTGCACCTGTAATACAGGCACGACAAGCAAAAGTTGTTGAAGAAGCAAAATTAGAATGGGCAAACGATTCAAAATCAGATAAAGAATTTGGTGGCGAAAATCTTAATGCTAATTTAGAAATTGCTAAATCATCACTTAAAGCGTTTGGTACTGATGCTTTAAAAGACCTGCTGCAAGAATCAGGCTTGGGCAACCATCCCGAAGTAATTCGGTTTATGTACCGAGCAGGTAAGGCTATTAGTGAAGACGGTTATGTTGGTAATTCTGAAGGTGCTATGGGCAAAGGTTCTGGCATACCAAAAGATTTTGACGGCATATCAAGATCACTATATCCAAATCAGCAAAATTAAATAAGGAGTTAATTAATGGCTACTCTCTCAACATCAAATTTAACCCTAGCGGATTGGGCAAAAAGATCTGACCCAGACGGTAGAGTCCCTATTGTTGCAGAACTGTTATCACAGTCCAACGAAATATTAGATGATTGCGTATTTAAAGAAGGTAATTTACCTACTGGAGAACGTGTAATTATTAGAACAGGATTACCACAAGTTTATTTTCGTGCATTAAACCAAGGTATACCATCAAGCAAATCAACTACTGCACAGGTAGATGAAGCTTGCGGTATTTTGGAAGCTCGTTCTGAAGTAGACAAAGATTTAGCAATGTTAAATGGTAACACTGCACAGTTCCGTTTATCTGAAGACACTGCGTTCTTGGAAGCAATGAACCAGACACAAGCTGAGACAATGTTTTATGGTAATCCGGGTACTGATCCTAAAAAGTTTTTAGGTTTAGCACCTAGATATGGTGATTTATCTGCTGATAATGCTGTAAACATTTTAGATGCAGGTGGATCAGGTTCTGATAATGCATCTGTATATTTAGTTTGTTGGGGCGATCAAACTGTATATTGTCCATTTCCTAAAGGATCAAAAGCAGGTTTAACACACGAAGACCTTGGAGAGCAAACTGTATATAACAGTGACGGTACAAGATTACAAGCTTTTGCTACTCGTTACCAATGGAAAAATGGTTTAGTGGTAAAGGATTGGAGATACGTTGTTCGTATTTGCAATATTGACGTTTCTGATTTAGTAGCAGGCACTGGCACACAGGCGGCAAGTGCATCTACAAATCTAATTAAGCTTTTAACAAGAGCTTTATACAGAATACCAAACATGTCTATGGGTAGAGCAGCATTCTATATGAATAGAACTGTTCATTCTGGAATGTCAGTTGCAGCATTAGATAAATCACAAAACGTCTTGGCAATACAAGAAGGTTTATCACAGTTTGGAACAGCACAAAGCTACTTATCATTCTTAGGCGTGCCTCTAAGAAGAGTAGATGCTTTAATAAACAGCGAAGCTCGTGTTGTTTAATCTATTTACTATTAAAGGAGATCCAAAATGATTACAGACAAACTGCTCAGAGTGAGCGAAGATCAAGCAGTTACAGCAACTGCTGTATCTACTAACACTGTTGATTTAGGTGTTGCTAGAGACATGGGTGAAGGTACTGCTTTGTACATGAATTTTGCACTTACTGAAGCATTTGCAAACGGTACAAGTGTAACTTTTGAAGTTATTACTAGTGCAAATGCAAACTTAGGTTCACCAACTGTTATTGGTAGCAGTACAACTTTAGCGACAGCAACGCTTACATTAGGTAAAAACATTGTTGTACGTCTAAATCCAGATATTGCCGGCAAAGGCCAAAGATATCTTGGTGCTAGATACACTGTTGTTGGTACTATGAATGCAGGTAAAGTTACTGCTGATATAGTAGAAACAATAGGTGATGGTCAAAAGTACTATGCTTCTGGCTTTACCGTAGCTTAATAAGGAGAATTTATGCCTATTTACAGAGCTAAAGTCAAATGTTTTGTTGGTCAATCTATGCGAGAAGTCAACGAAGAGTTTGAATACAACGGAGAGCCAAACACTAACATAGAAAGAGTTGGTGGATCTGAAGTTATTGATTATGAAGCAATGACAAAAGCAGAGCTTGAAGTTTATGGTCGCACTCTTGGTTTAGAACTTGATAGAAGACAAACTAAAGAAACACTTATTAGTCAACTTGAAGCAACAAATAAATAGGCATTAATTTTCTATTTATTCACAGGAGGCTAGTAGTAATACTGCTATCCTCCCTTTTTATTAGGAGATGTTATGGCAACAGAAGTAGATATTTGCAACCTTGCCCTAGCTCATTTGGGTGATGATGCAACAATAGCTTCGATAAAACCACCAGAAGGATCGGCACAAGCAGAAAAAGCTGCACGTTTTTATCCAATAGCTAGAAATACTTTACTAGAAATGCATACATGGAATTTTGCATCTAAACGAATTAATTTACCACTTACTACAAATACAATAAAACAGTGGGATTATGCATATGAAGCTCCTGCTGACATGATGTCGGCTGTTGCAGTATTGTCACCTAGTTCAGAAAATGATTACGCTACAAGGATGTCGGCAGGTGATACTCCCGGTAATTTGACTGCTAATTTTGCACCTACTATTGTAGCTGGTCAATATACACCACAACAGTTTGCCATAGAAGGATCATTAATATATACAAATCAAGAGAATGCAATGCTTAGATATCAAGCGTTTATAACTGATCCATCTTTATTTTCACCTTTATTTGTATTAACTTTATCTTGGAATTTAGCTTCTATGTTGGCTGGTCCTATAATTAAAGGAGATCAAGGAGCAGCAGAAGCAAAACGTTGCATACAATTAATGTCTACTTATTTAACACAAGCAAGGCAATCAGATAATTTACAAAGAGATATTACTGTAGAACATATAGTACCTTGGACATCAGGGAGATAATAAATGCCAGTTACACGCACATTTAAGCAAGCATTTTCAGGTGGAGAGATATCACCAGAAATGTTTGGTCGTATAAGTGACACAAAATTTCAACAAGGTGCAGCCGTAATGCGAAATTTTGTAGCAAAACCGCAAGGACCAGCACAAAACAGACCGGGTTTTGCTTTTGTAAGAGAAGTAAAAGATAGTACAAAATCTACGAGGTTATTGCCTTTTACTTTTAGTACGACGCAAACAATGATTATAGAACTTGGTAACCAATATTTTAGATTTCATACACAAGGGCAAACATTATTATATAACAATGGAACAGCATGGAATAGTAGTACTAATTATGTTGTTGGTGATATAGCTTTGCAAAGTGGTGTTAATTATTATTGTACAGTTGCTCATACAAATCAAACACCACCAAACACAGCTTATTGGTATCCATTACCTGCTGACATGATATATGAAATACCATCACCGTATTTAGAAGCAGATTTGTTTGATATACATTTTGTGCAATCTGCTGACGTTTTAACATTAGTGCACCCTAATTACTCACCAAAAGAATTAAGAAGATTAGGAGCTACTCAATGGGAATTGAAAGAAATAAATTTTAATAGTCCATTAGCTTCACCTACAGGTACAGAAGTAATAAGTTATTTTCCACCAACCAGCACTGTTGATGCTGATACTTTTGAAATACACAGATATGTTGTAACAGCTATAGCAACTAATTTAATAGATGAAAGTGAACAATCTAATAAAGCCTCTGTAGAAAATAATATTTTTGTTACTGGTGCTAAAAACACCATTTTTTGGAATGAAGTTACTAGTGCTGCTAGATACAGAGTTTACAAAGAACAGGCTGGTATTTTTGGATTTATTGGTGAAGTAGAACAAAAAAGTACTACGGAAAAAGATGCAACTTACACAACTATAGCTCCTCCTTCTCCCCCACCTGCTGACGATTCAATACTTAGATGTACAATTACATTAAATCAACACGGATTTGAAACTGGTGATGCCGTACAAGTAACTGAAACTGGTGGTGGAACTTTAGTCGATGGTAAATTTATTATTACAAAACTTGATGATAATACTTTTAAATATTTAATGGCAAGTAACGTAGGAGCTAACACAACCGTAGCATGTAAAATTAAATTTGTTCATCACATTGTAGACAATAATATTAGTCCAGATTTTTCAAAAACTCCACCAGTGTATGAAAATGAATTTAGTGGATCAGGTAATTTTCCTAGTGCTGTATCTTATTTTGAACAACGTAGAGTATTTGCTGGTACAACAAACGATCCGCAAACAATTTTAATGACTAAGTCAGGTACAGAAAGTAATATGTCTTTTGGAATACCAATAAGAGATGATGACCGTATAAAATTTAAAGTTGCTGCTCGCGAAGCAAATAGCATTAGACATATTGTACCTTTAACTCAATTATTGTTACTTACAGCATCAGCAGAATGGCGGGTAACTTCTGTAAATAGTGACGCTATAACACCAACATCTATATCAGTAAAACCTCAATCATATGTAGGTGCTAATAATTCGCAACCAGTAATAGTTAATAATAGTTTGGTATATGGTGCTGCTCGTGGTGGTCATGTAAGAGAATTAGGATATAACTGGCAAGCTAATGGATTTATAACAGGTGATTTATCTCTTCGTGCTCCGCATTTATTTGATAATCTTACAATTGCAGATATGTCTTTAGCTAAAGCACCTATTCCTATTGTATGGATGGTAAGCAGTAATGGTAAATTATTAGGTTTGACATATGTACCAGAACAACAAATAGGAGCTTGGCATCAACACGATACAGATGGTTTATTTGAAAGCGTTGCTTGCGTATCAGAGGGAGATGACGATGTCACTTATTGTGTTATAAAAAGAACTATTAATGGTGTTAGTAAACGCTATGTAGAACGTATGGGTACAAGATTATTTGCTACACAACGTGATAGTTTTTTTGTTGATTGTGGTGCAACATACAATGGAATAAATACAGATACAAATAATACAGTAACTATATCTGGTGGTACAGATTATGAGAAAGGAGAAACTGTTACTGTAACTGTTAATTATAATTTATTCAATGCACCACCTAGTGTCGATGATAAAAACGATGCAATAGTAATAGTTGATGGCAGTAATTTGTATCGTCTTACTATTCTTGCCACATCTAGCCAACAAGTTGCAACTGCAAAATTAGACAAATATTTACCTTCAACTTTACGAAACACACCAATAACTACATATGAAGTGGCTAGAAATGTAATATCACAACTAAATCATTTAGAAGGTAAGACATTAAATATTTTAGCTGACGGTGCTGTTAACCCACAGAGAACAGTTAATAATGGTCAAATAACTTTAGAACGTGCAGCTAGTGTTGTGCACTTAGGATTACCTTATAAAAGTGATTTAAATACTTTACCTATGGCATTACAAATAGAAGCTTTTGGTCAAGGCAGGGTAAAAAATTTAAATCATGTATGGTTACGAGTATTAGAATCTTCTGGTATTTTTGCAGGTCCAAATGCAGATAAATTAGTAGAAGCAAAACAACGTACAATAGAACCATACGGAACACCACCTAATTTAAAAACACAAGATATAAAAATAATGCTTACACCACAATGGCAAGATAATGGACAACTTTTTGTACGTCAAACTGACCCATTACCTTTAACAGTTGTAGGTTTAACATTAGAAGCTGTTATAGGTGGATAGTGTAACCGTAAACAGATATTATATAGATATACTAAAAAATAAAAGCACGTTGAGGTAAGTACAACAATGGTAAAAATAAAAGAAGCGTACAATAGTTTATCATCTATAGGACAATTAGGCGTTGTATCACAAGGTCTAGGTGCGTTAAGTGGTGGTCTAGGTGCTTTTTATGCGGCAGATGCGGAAAGATATAAAACAAAAAGTTTAGCTTTAAGTTTGCAACATAAAAAAGATATGGCTTTGTTTAATAAAGACATGAAAGAAAGTCAGGCACAACATTTAGCAAGAACATTTGATAAACGATTTCAAATAATGACATTAAGACAAGGCAACCAAAGATCTAAAGCAAGAACGTCATTTGCAGCAAGAGGAATACAGTTAGGTGTGGGCAGCACAAAAGATGCTTTTGTTAGTTCTGATATATTGGCAGAATTAGATAAGATGGCAATGAATTCTAATAAAGTTAGAGCAGTAGAAAATAAACGTTTAGAAGCTGTAGGTTTAGGAATACAGGCAAATATGTTTGGAGTAAGTGCAAGTAATATGTTTGCTACTGCTTCTTCTATAGATCCATTTATGAATATGAGTAGTAGTTTATTGACAGGCGCAAGTAGTCTTATTAGCAATTTACCTGCAAATATGTTAAGGAAAGTAGGATAATAATGGCAAGAGTACCTTTACAAACATCACCACAACAAGAATTAGCAGCAGGCTCTGAAGTGCAATTTGGTGCTACTTCCGTAGAACCTCAAAGAGATGTAGTTTCTGATGATATTCAAAGGCAAGGCAAGGCTTTACAACAGTTTGGACAGGTAATAAATAAATTAGATGACGAGTTAAATGATGCAGAATCTAAACAATTAGCTAACGAATATTATTATGACGCACAAGCAATTAAAGATAAGTACGCTACCTTAAAAGGTGCTAATGCTGTAGGCACAACTAAAACAACAGATGGAAAATTTGTAAGAACATATGATACATATAGAGATGAAATGAAGACTTTATTAGAGTCTTATCAGAACAGGGCAAGTAACGGTACTGTTAAATATATTTTTGAAAACAAGGCACAAGTATATACAAAATCGTTTTTAAACGATATGACAACGCATTCTTTAAAACAGCAACGTCTTTACAATGAAAGTGAAACAGAATCTGGTTATAAACGAAGTATTTTAGCAGCTAAAAATGCGTATAAAACTTTTGAAGATCCAGAAGGTGATTTTAGAAAATATTATACAGATGCTTTGCAAGGAATAACAGAATTAGCACAGTTAAAAGGATGGGAAACTGACCCTGCTAAAGGTTTAAGTAATCAATATTTAACAAAAATAGAAGAGACAAAAATGGAAATAGCAAAAGATCTTGTAGACAAATTTAAAAAAGATAAAAATGGGCCTGCTATAGATAAATTGTTGAATGAATTAGATCCAACCAAAACAAATAAAATTTTAAATAAATTACGAAAAGACAGTAAACAAGCAGAAGATGAAGATGATGGCGATACAAAAGTAGATGCAATACTTTCCAATAATGTAGATCAAAACAATGGTAATTTTATAGAAAATGCAAATATATTATTTTCTTTAAGTAGCAACCAATCTAGTAATGACGGAAAAGATGCTCATGTAAAATATGGATTTCATTCTGATGAACTTGATATTTCTAATTTCAAACGATCAGAAGCTATAGATTTATTAGAAAAACGATTAAAATTATCAAAATTTTATGATCCTACAACTACAACAAGGTTAATTCCACAACACCAAGCTATACATATGTTTGCTGCACAACGTATAGGAGTAAAATCAGCAGATTCTTTATATACAAGAGCAGAACGAGAATACAAAGCTAGTATTCCAGTACCAACTATAAAAAGGGGTGGACGTAACACTACAGAAGGTAAAAATCGTATAGATAAATATAGAAATGAATTTTTTAATAACCCAGATAATTTTAAAATAGTTAATGAAGGAATTGTAGATAAGTACATTGAATTAGTTAAAAAAGAATTTAGAAGAAAAAATTTAAGTTTTTACTCTAAAACAAAAAATACATTTCCAAACGCACCACAAAGAAATCAATTTCTAAATACTAGACAAGGTAGTGCAGATTTTAGTAAAGCTTTAAAAGAACACAAAGCCAACCCAGATAATGCTGTACCAGTTGATGTTAATAAACCTATAACAATGTCTACTCTTGGTCCTTTTGTCGGTACTAAGGAATACGAAGGTTTACAAAACCAAATGATTTACAATGATAAAGTTTCAAATGATTTTGAAGTTATAAAGAAAAATATAAATTATGACTTTGATCCGATGGGAGAAGAAACAATAGTAGTAGATGAAGTTACAGGTTTACAACCTAAAAAAGTATTAGCAGAAAAAATAAAAGATACAACTAAAGATCCTGTACAACAAAAATATGAATTAGATAATTTAGATATAAAATATGAAAAAATCAAAAATGAAAGAGAAGGTATATACAATCAAAACTTTATTGCTGCAAAAGAAATAGCATTTGCAGAACGGGGAGGATGGCAAAACCTTGCAGCTAATAATATAAATATTGATGATTACACAGAAGCAGATAAAAAAATATTGAAAGAAGGTCAACCAGAAGAATCTGATGTAGATACTGTTGTTGAATTAATAGATAACCCTGCTGAATTAAGAAACAATATAGATGTACATAGTCATAAATTGTCACGCAATCAATTTGCAGAATTAAAAAGATATTCAGAAACTTTAAAAAATGAAAATAATTATGTAGAAGCTACAGGTAATGTCAATATGTTAAAAGCCACCCTAGATAGAAATGACATGGGTGATTTGTATACATCAAAAAACAAAGATAAAAAAAGAAAATATATAGCAATACATGACGCATGGTTAAAAGAAATTAACGCACGGCAAATAGCTAATGGCAACGTTAAATTAACAATGGGTCAAAAACAAGATGCACTTAATTATGTGTTGTTAACTGATTTAGTTAGTGTTGATAAAGGTGGATTGTTTGGTCGTGACAAAACAGACGTAATACCTGCTACTGTTGAGTTTGATAATTTACAAAATGTTTTTGTTGATGTTTTATATGAAGGACAAAATGTAAAAGTTTTCACAAGTAAAATTAATAAAGAAGTACTTGGATTAATACAAAAATCTATAAGAGATAAAAATAAATATCCTACGCAAGCACTTATTGCTGAATATTGGTTAAAAGCAGGTAAACCAGAAAATGAAACACAGGCTAGAAAAAATCTTGAAAATTATGGGTTAACTAATTAATTATGTCTACTAATCCTTTTGACATTTTAGATCAAACACCAAGTCAAGACTATGGTAATGATAATCCCTTTAACATTATTGATGAAAGAGATAATGAAAATAGAGAAAAACTATTAAGACAAACTTTAATTAATGTTTCTAAATTAGATCCCGAAAGAACTGGTGCAGCACAAAAATTAGCAGAACGTTTAAATTTGCCATCAAATATTGCTTTAGATAGTGAAGAAACTTTTAAACTTTTAAAAGAGAGAAATAAAGAAAAAGATATATATGAAATGGATATGTTGCAAACAAATCCTATATTAATGCGTCATTTAACCGACCCTGATTTTGCAGCTATAGCACAAGACAATGTAGAAAAATTAGGTCTTATAGAAAGTGCATTTACTGGAATACAAGAGTTTCCAGAAAACGTTTCGCAAGGTTTTGAATCGGGAAGATTAGAAGCTGAATCAGGAAAACTGGGAACTATAAGAGCTATAAATAATGATTTAGGCAAATCTAATGAAGCTATAAATAAACGTTTAGAAGAAATAAATTTAAGGTTAGCAGAACTGCAAGGCGATGGTTCTGGAATGTGGGAAAACACCGCATCTATTGTTGGTCAATGGTCAAGAACATTACAAGAAGCAGTAAAGTACGGTACAGCAGGTGCTGGTGTAGGTGCAACTCTTGGAACATTAGGTGGTCCTTTTGCTCCTATTACAGTTAAAGGTGGTGCAATTACTGGATTTATATGGGGATTAACAACTGGTTCTGCAAAAGAAGGAACTCTTATAGAAGCAGGTCACCAATACAATCAATTAATAGAAAATGGTATTTCGCACGAAACTGCAAGAAATGTTGGCATTGCAGTAGGTCTTGTTAATGGTGGATTAGAACTAGTAGGTCTTGGTTTGGTTACAGGTCCAGCAAAACAATTATTGATAAGAGCAACAATGAAAGAAGTTAATAAGTCACTACAAAAAGCAACAATGCGTCAAGTATTGCAAAAGGCAGGTACTACTGCATTTCGTAACTGGGCATCAGAAGTTGGTACTGAAGAATTACAAGAGTTAGTAAATATTGCAGGTGAGGATTTTGCTGATTATTTTGATACAGGTGAATTTGAAAGCAAACTACAAACAAAAGAAGGTAGGCAAGAAATTGCACAAAGATTAGCTGGTGTATTTGAAAAAGTTGGTACTGGTATGATTCCACTTGCTGGATTTAGTGCAGGTCCAACATTTTTTACAGATAGAATAAAAGCTAAAGAAGCAACAAAAGATACTGCGTTTGTAGAGTCGTTAGCTAATTTATCTGCTAATGATAAAACAAAAATAAGAAATCCTAATAAATTTCAAAATTATATACAAGATGTAGCTGATGGAAAAGATGTTCCAAATATTTTTATAGACGCAAAACCATTTAATCAGGCTTTAAAAGATAATGGCATAACAATGGAACAACTAGAATTGTTTTCGCCACAAATAGCTAATGATTTAAAAGATATAAATGGCACAGGCGAAAGTGGTGACATAGTAATACCAACAGGGGAATACGCAACAAAATTTGTTGGCACGGATTTAGGCAATGCATTACAACCACATATTCGTGTAAGAGAAAATAGTTTTAGTGCTACAGAAGCTGGAATTTTTGAAAGTGAAAAAGAAACTTTAAAGCAACAGGCAGAACAAATATTAAATGAAGATGAAAATAAAAAGAAAGAATTAATAAAAGATGCACAAACGGTACAAGAAAATATAACGCAACAATTAAAAGAAACTAAAGTTTATAGACCAAATCAAATTAAATATTTATCAGCGTTAGTAAGAGATTTTGCTGTAGTGCAAGCAAATAAATTAGGTGTAAAACCTAGTGAATTTTTTAGTAAATATTTTTATAACATCACTACAGAAGATAAATTTACTGCATTAGCAGAACAACAATTATTTAATCAAGATGGTACGGTAAAAACAGAATCACCTGCGTTTAAAAAGTTTTTTGGTAACTCTGTATTAAAAAATAATGACGGTACACCATTAGTTGTTTACCACGGTACTACAGACAGCATAAGCGAATTTAAATTAGATCATCCACATAGATTAGATAGCGGTTGGTTAGGTACTGGAGTTTATGTAACTGATCGAAAACCTATAGCTGAATACTATGCAGATTTAAAAAAACAAAGAATTAAATCAGGTCGTTTACCTGATGGTCCTACAGACCCAGTTATTATGCCTTTGTATGTACGTTTAGAAAATCCATACAATGCAACTTTAGAAGATAAAAATAAGATTAGAACAGGACAAATAACTGCACAAGGATTTAGAGATCAATTAATTGCACAAGGCCATGATGGTGCAATTATGCCCGGTAATATAAAAGATGTTAGAGAAATAGTTGTATTTGATCCTAAAGCAGTTAAATCAACAGAAAATAGTGGTACATGGAGAAGAGATTTAGCAAATATATATAAACAACTTAAGGCTGACAATGAGTTATTTTCACAGAAAGGTAAACAAAAAAAAGGTAAGCCAGTACCACAAGCCGTATATCAAGTAGCAAATATTGTAGAAAACTTTGATTTTGCAAAGAGTAAACCTTTTGCAACTAATCGTGATTTTAAATTAGAAATACAAAACCGTATAAAAACAGAAGCAAAAAAAGCTAAAGTAGATGTTTCTCAATTTACTGTTGAAGTAGAAAAATACCTTGTACAAACTTTATTAGATGACGCACGTTATGCTTTGCAAGAAAATGCAAATGCTGTTGGTTGGTATAACGAAAAAGTTACTAAGGCAATGAAAATAATATCACTTGTGTATCCAAAAATTGCTACTGATTTAGAACATAGTTTTGCATTTAAATGGGCTTTAGCAGCTACATCTAACGGTATAGATGTAAATACAAACTTTAGATATGCAAGTGCTGCATATGAATATTTTAATCAAAATGGAAAATTACCAGAAAGTTTTGAAGAAGGTGGTCAATCTGCTGCTGCAATGGAAATAAGTTTTGCAACCATAAATGATTTGATTGAAGAAAAAGGATTTAAAGAAATAGAAGAATTTATGAAAACTAAACATACACGAAGAGAAGTTGAAGCCTATACAGGAAAAGAAGTGACAGGTGGATTTGGAATGGAAGAATTAGTTTATGGTTCAGCAATAATGGGGCCAAAAATTGGTAACGGATTTTTTGCAAATTTATATGGTAACTATGAACAATTAACTTTAGATAGATGGGCTATGCGTACATGGGGTCGCATGACAGGTACGTTAGTTAACGACAAAACAAAATTAGTAAGGACACAACGTGAACAAATAAAACAAATAATTAAATCATTGAATAAAGAACAAAAAAAAGCGTTTGAGAAAATAATAAAAAGAAAACTTACATTAGGTGATATAGACGCAGTAGGTAAAGCAATAGAAACAGCTACAACAAAAAAGGCTAATCGTATAGCGATGAAAGAAATAGCACCATTTACAGAAAATCCAAAATATAAAGAAATATTTTTAAACATAATGGGTCAACCTAAAAAAGGTGATAAAACTGTAGGTCTTGGAGATTTATTGCGTAAAAGAGGTAATGCTATAGCAAAAAACCTAGACGGACAAAAAGAAGTTGTTTCTGGTGCTCCAGAAAGAAGGAACATAGAAAAAGTATTTACACAAGTGTTGGAGATCTTGCAGCAAGACGTTAAGGATCTTACAATGTCAGATTTACAAGCACTTGTTTGGTATCCAGAAAAAAAATTATATGATTCTGCAAAACTTAAAGAAGCAGTTATTGAAACAGGATATGAAGATAACGCAGCACCTGATTATGCTAACGCTGCTGTAGATTTAGCTGCTAGACTAGGTATATCAGATGTGGATATACAATCAACATTACAGGAGGTTGACAATGACTTATCAGTACAGTCCGAGGAGCGGACAACAGGAACACAACGAGATGATGGAGGATCAGGAGTATTACGACAGGGTAGTATTGAACAAGCCAACATTGACGAAAACACAGGACTCCCCCTCAATGCAGATGGAACTGTCACCGTCTATCACCACACCAATAGAAGAGCAGCAGAACGAATCAAGTCTGAACGTAAACTCAGAAGTGCTGGAGAACCTGATGTCTACGTTACCACCAGAGCTATCACAGATACTGGCTATGGTGATACCGCA